CTTTATTGGCATGAAGAACCTCCCTCCTTCCTAGGAAACCTTCAGCCTAAACATAAGGGGTAAGGATTGATAGATAGGATGTCGTCATCTCAAGATGCTTTTTTCAAGATTCGCCCCACAAAGCGCAGTAATCCGGAGGCAAGAACCACCCTTGATATTCTTCATCAGGCCCATGTACGAGGCTTGAAAGAGGATACTGCGGCCGGTGAGGGGGCCATGCTAGACTATTTCTTGAACGCTGGTGATATCGTCTACAACTATTACGAAATCCAGGACAAGATTCACAGGGGTATTGAGCCGAGTGTGAAACGGGGAAATACAAAGTCAAAACCTGGGTCCGTTTTGGCGGCCTTGGAGCAGGCGGCGTCCACGGAACACACGCCGGAGACCGTTATTGTCCCGCATGTAAAAGGGGAACTTCTGCGGAGAGACAAACTCCTGGAGGAGTACCTCCTGAAAATACACCCTGAACATGCACGTGGAAGTGCCACTATACAGCATGATTCCTACGGGGAATGTGCCGAATGCGACCAGGAGATGATATTCAGTGCGAATGAGGCGCTTTTCACATGTACAAACTGTGGGAATCAGCAGTTTATTCTGGTAGACTCCGATAAGCCCAGCTACAAGGACCCACCGAGGGAGATCAGCTACTACGCCTATAAACGTATCAATCACTTCAATGAATGGTTGGCGCAGTTCCAGGCGAAGGAAAGCACGGAGATTCCCCAGGAAGTCTATGAGGCCATTTGTGCGGAACTCAAAAAAGAGCGGATTCTGGACTATCGCACTCTCGCACGTCAGAAAGTGCGCGAGATTCTGAAAAAGCTGAAATACAACAAGTATTATGAACACGTGCCGCATATCATTAATCGCCTGAATGGCCAGAATGCCCCTGTAATGAGTCGTGAAGTGGAGGAGAAGTTGCGCTACATGTTCAAGGAGATTCAGCCGGCCTTTCAGAAGAACTGTCCGAAAGAGCGGAGTAACTTCCTTTCGTATTCGTACGTCCTCTACAAGTTCTGTGAGCTTCTGGAGCTGGATGAATATCTGCCCTCCTTCCCTCTTCTCAAAAATCGCGACAAGCTCTACATTCAGGATAAAATCTGGGAGAAAATCTGTGAAGATCTGGCATGGCAGTTTATCCGGTCGGTCTAAGTTTACGACCCGAAAAATTGACATCGCAGGCGCCTAGAAACTCGTCACACAAATGATTGGAACGTTGTATCGCTTTATCAAGTCCGCTGTGGATACGAATGGTGGGTCAAGGGTAGAGGAGTCCAGCGTATATATGACATTCTCTGAAGCCTATACGCAATGTATTCCTGCGGATGAGAGGAACTGCTGTAGGATGCTTCGTCACGCAGTAGAGGGTGTATTTGACGCTGGAAAGACACTCATATCAGTCTCGCATGTTTCAAATAATAATCGCTTAGATGTATACTGGATTCAGGTAATCACATATAATCCTGCTACACAGACGATTGAGAGCGCGATCCTAGATAATCCTCTACCCACTCTTTCTGGAGAGTATAAGTGTTGTGTATGGCCTCCGCGTGGAAATATAACCCCCGATACGTCAGATGGAATCTAGTGCCGAGGCGATGGAAGGGCTATCATTTTTAACAGGGGATGATGCGTTTACATTACTTGTCAATACGGGTGAATACGAAACTATAATGCTAGTTGACGATATTCCCAAGATGTTTCGTAGGGGGTATTGTGAACCTTCTACGCTGGACATGTCCAAGTTTACAATCGGCGCCTTTGAAGGAAAGATGAACTTGATAGGGACCTACGCCTACATGTATACGGGCGTATTAGAGGCACCCGTCTACACGATTATACCGGCGAGCGCAAGATCTGGGAAATACAACTATAAGAATATGGTGGGTGATCCAATCAGGATAAACATTTACGATGACGGCAGAAGGGAAGTCGCATTACAGGATTTTCAAATAGGCGATGGACGAGTTCGGTTTGTTCCTGGTACTCCGCCACCACGCCGGCGCGGTGGCGGAAAAAAGGGGACTAGGAGGGGGCTACGCCGCAGCCGTCATAGAACATAATACGAATATCGTGTTATTCTTATAATAAGAATACCGTGATATGTTTACCGCTTAGAGTTTACAGACGGGCGCCAGGGAATCCTACCAGGTTCGCACCGATTCCAAAGCCCGCACCCTGGCGTGCCGTAGCCCCGATGCTCGGGGATACTACGTCCAGAATAGCGAACACCGCCGCCGCCACGATACCGAGGGTGATAATCTCATCCACCGGCAGACGGTGGCGAGGGATGAAAATCGCAGCCACCGCCACGAATAAGCCCTCCACTAAATACTTTATGGCACGGTTGAGTATCTCAGAAGTAGGGTCCATTTGTTCTATATTTATTGTAAATATTTTATTGGCATACCTGCGTTATTCTATCTAAAGCGATACTATATCTACTACAATAGAATGTCAAAGACTGAGCCGCGCGAGGATTTCCTAGAGGAGGATGCCGAGGTTCCTGGCCAGAAGTTCTGCCTTCTGAGTTTCCTAAGCCCGGAGAAAGTATTAAACGATAAGAACCAGTTTATGTTCAACGCCTTCCTGAAGGGCTATGAGTTATCTGTACGCACGAAGAGCCTGGAGTCGTACTTAATGAAGACCCTGCGTGGTATCAATGCCCAGCTGGATGCGGAGGCGGATTCCCTGGATGCGAAGGATCTGAGTGGCGCTGCGACGGTATGCCGTAGTTCCAAGATTCGCGTGGACAATACCATGAATGAGTTTCACGAGTTCGTGGCAGCGAATCAGAAGGAGCTGACGGAGACGAAGATCAAGGAGGCGTATGAGGACTTCCTATACGCGAACAAGGCCAAGCTGGAGGATGCCTTCTACGAGAAGAACGAGTTCCGTACGACGGTGCGTGGCCTGAAGGTGCGCGGTGTATACGGCTCTCAGACTGAGGCTGTGGCCCGCTCTAAGAAGCTCCAGCGCCAGGACACTCTACACAACATCTTCGTAGGGGAGGTCGGTAAGTGGCTGCCGTGGGACCCGGAGCCGAACGATGTCGCGGATCAGGAGTATGCCGAGGACCAGCTGAATACTCTGATGAAGAAGTACAAGGAGAATGAGGACAGTCGCGAGGTGTTCCAGCGTGAGCAGAGGGAGAGACGCTCTCAGAAGCCTGCGCTGGCGGCTGGAAGCGCCCCTACGATGGAGATTATGCCGGCCGACGCTTCTGTAGCAGAGGCTCCGAACGTAGAGACGCGTTTCTCTGACATGTTCGGCTCGGATGGACATGCCGACCTCGCTATGGCTAGAAAGATGGGTAAGGAGTAATAGGTCAGGTCATTTTTAAGCTAATAAGCCATACACATCATTGACATGTACGGTTTATTATATTAAACGCAGATTACTTGTCGGGGAAGTAGTCATTCGTAATAGGAGGATATATAGGCCGGCACACATTCTCCTGGCAGAACTCGCCCTCCTGGCAGTTCACCCCCTTACAATCTCCCTTGCGCGTATCAACGCCAGTGAGTGTCTGGAATCCCTCGGGAAATGAACGCGCAAATGTGCGGCGTATCATGGGAAGCACAGATACTGCGAGTAATAGTACAATAACTAGTCCTACGATGCCATAACCACCACGAACCTTCATTCTACAGGTATAATACGAAAATAAGAGACTATCACGGAACTACCGGAAGAGGATTTCTATCAAACAGTTGGTGTGATTTGTTGGAGTCACAGCAAAATCCGTTGATACAGCGCATCGGGAAGTTGCACGGAGGCATGTCCACTCCACACCGTACACCTGGAATACCGAATCCCTGAAATCCCTCGCGCACTAAAAAGGGGCTGATACGATATACCCTATCAAGCGCCAGTAAAGCCACTGCGATAACACCGAATATGAGAGCCGTATAGAGTTCCTCACGCATCCTTACTACCATAGTCACGTATTATCCGTGTTTCTTATTCACACTAATCGCAGGCCCCTTCAGGCGTTTTGCGGCATTCGGGTCATACTGATTCGCATCCTCTTCCTCCTTATCACGATAGTAGTTCGCAGAATGTTGCCAAAACTCGGGTGCGCCAATACGGAAATCCCCATGAATATCGGCCTTGTACCAGAATATACAATCCTCCAGCTTCGCAGACTGACTCGTATTGTCTATAATGAGACACTCATAGTTCTGTGTACATTGGTCCATGATCTGGCAGAAAAACTCCAGAGAAGGGAAGGCGGAGGCGTAGTTCTCGTAAATGCGTTTGCGGTTATTTGCATACGGTTCGCGAAGAATGAATACAAAGTCCACGTTCGTCCGGAGAGCTGGCTGAATACCAAGAGGATACTGCATCGTAATGATGAAGAACACCTTCAGCCAACGACCGTTCATGAAAAGGTAGCGAATATTCTTGTCATGTGTCCAGCTGTCGTCGTACATACAGTCATCCAGAATCATAAAGGATCTCGGGTCCAGGCGAGATGTACCACCACCCGCCTGGTCTCTTTGAATCCTCGCCATAATCATTTTCTGGCGTTTCACAAAGTTCGCCAGAACAATCGGAGAATACTCGCCGTGAATAAATAGCGGGGGAATCATTTTGCCGTAGAAGGAGTTGGACTCCTCCGTACCACTGATAACGGTTCCGAGAGGCATCTCCTGGTGATGAAAGAGCAGATCACGCACCAACGTGGA